GACCGTTGAGGGTGCCAGCGAATACGTTACCAGTGTCATCAACATTCATTGAAGTGCTGAGAGCAGGAGCGTAATCGAGAGCGCCAGTTAGGTTGAGAGCTGAAGCAACGTCTGCTGAGCAGATGATGAAGTTGCCCTTACCTCTACGGGTTTCCTGAGCGATAGCATTAGCGTCGCGGTCAATCTGGAATAGAAGACCCTTAAACTTCTCTGCCATCCAACGACCGTTGGAGTCAACATCGAGGTCGAATACGCCAGGAGTTGCAACATTGTGCTGAGCACCTTTCTTAGCAACGAAATAAACTGTGCGGATGATTTCACGGTTGATTTCAGCAAGAATCTCTGAAGAGAGAATGTTAGCAAGCTCTTGCTCAGCATCAAGACCGTGAATTGCCTTAAGGTCTTGTGCAAGCTCTAGAGTGTATTCAGCTTTGAGAGCGCGTGACTTGGCAGTAACCGAAGTCTTCTCGATGCTGAATGCCATCTCACGGAAGAGATAACCAGCTTCACCGAGTTGCTCTGACTCTGCACGAGTCATCTTTGATCCACGCTCATAGGTGCCAGGAGTGCTGTCATTAAGAACTGCAGGGTTGTTACCCTCCATATCTCCACCCGAACCTGCTTGGTTACGGACGTTGTAATCGCCCTTAGCAGCATCGTAGCCACCAGAGAAACCTGCATCAGGCTCGTTGTATAGCGCCTCTTCGCCACCCTGATTCTCATACTTCGCTTTCATTGCGAAGATAAGACCAGTAGGACCGCTCATTGGTTGTACACCACAGATGTCGTAAGCAACGAGGTTAGGCATTGCACGACGAATTAGGCTGATGAGCACAGGATCGAAACCAGCGATAGCGCCAGTCGATGCAGCTGCACCAGTCATATTAGTTGCGCCAGCGAAGTTTACTGCAACTTCGTTAAGCACACCGCGCTCTTCGCGCATAAATTTTTCTTGATTTTCTAACAGGACAGCGGTGACAGCCTTTCTGTGAGCATCAGAAATCTCGGTGACTCCTGAATGATTGAGAACGGGTGCCCACTTTTCCTGTAACATTTCTGCGTTAAACATTTTTAACTCCGTTTGGATGTTTGGAAAAATTGGGTTTATGATTTATATCAAGTCCAGCGAGCGATTGCTGCCATATAGGCTTGCATTTGAGGTGACACTTCTTGTCCCTCACCCGCTACTGGTGTTTCATCAACTACTTCTTTAGCTACAGATTTAGGGAAATATGATTCCTTAAGAGTGACAAGTTTCTCACGGAAGTTTTCTTCCGAAATAAACTCTACACCTTCTGCCAATGAAGCTAGTTTTTCTTTCTGAGTATCAGCGAGACCCTCAGAAATTTGATTTAGGATTACGGTCTTGTTGAAACCAGCAAGACGATTATTTAATTCAATGTTGCGCTCAATCTGTTCGTTTAGGCGCTGCTCCATTTCACAAAGCTCGGTATTCATTCCTTCGACAAGATCAACTTTGTCGTCGGGAATATCGAGGTAATTTTCTTCAAAGACTGTTTTGAGACCCTTCATGAAATTCTCAGCAATTTCAAGCTTGAGACCTGTATCAATAGCAACTACGTTTTCTTCTAACCAATTTTGGATAGCGTAGTTAAGGGTTTCGTCTACCTTCTCAGCAAGTGAAGTTTTGATTGCTTCAACTTCTTCTGCTAGTTTAGTAGAATATTGTGCTTGAATGAAGGAAACTTGCTCATTGATTTTTGCCTTAACGGCAGCTTCAAAGATTGTTTTTGCTTTTTCTTTGAAAGTATCAGTGATTGTTTCTCCTTCTACAAGGGCTTCGATGTCATCATCAGATGAATAATCGATTTCTTCCATACCAAACACCTTAGTGTTGTTAGGACCACCAGGAATTTGATAACCAGATGACTTAACTGATGGTGCTGGATCTTGATGATTGTCACGAACTACATGACCATCAGCAACCTTCTTGTTATGTGATGCTGCTTTTGCACCAGGATTGTCTTCACCTTCTGGTTTTTCAAAAGTAGATCCGCCGTCATCTTCTGTTGACTGACCAGGGACAACTGAAGTTGGCACTGTTGGCATTGGATCTCTACCACCCGCTGCGTTTGCATTTACAGCTGTATTTGTTTGACCTGTTACTGGCTTCATATATCCACTAGCAACTGGACTCCCAGGCACAACGGAGCTTCCGACCGATGGCATAGGATCACCATTTTCAGCAATAAATTCTTCAAACTTTTCGTTTAACATATCTGACATCTTTGGTTTCCCCTGTACAGTTATACATTTATATTCTATGATTATTTATTAATTTTATAAATTAAACATGAAGTCCTCAAAGACTTTGAGAGACTTCTCTTCAATATTTTTGCGAGTTGCCTCGGAAATATATCTTTGGTATTTAGCAACTTTTGATTCTTTTAAGATTCCATTATCCCACACCCACTCTTTTCCTTCCATAATTCCATTCACAAAAGCGTCTGGTGCAGAAGGATCTGCTACGATATCAGCTGCTGTTGCAAGCATGAAATCATCGCGGACATAATTAGCACCGTTGCGCTCTTCAATAGAACCCATACCTCTTGAAGATACGCCAAGTTTTACTCCTGATTCTAGAAGTGACTTAGCGATGTTTCCCATAGGAGTGGAAAGAATTTGTGCTTTACCAATGAAGTTGCTTCCTTCTGCTTTGAGTGAAACAATCTTATGTGAAACTCTATCTAGATTTACAGTAGGTCCATCGGGGTGTCCTAACTCACCAAGAGCACGTCCAGCGGCAACATAACTTTCGTTGTATCTCGCTACTTCACGCTCTAAAACGTTAAATGGATATACACGTCCGTTACGATTTTTAATATCCCCTTGAAGGAATACACCTTCAATGTGTAGAATTTTTTTACCGTTTGATTCTTCAATAAGAACTTGTACGTCCTCAATACTCTCGGTAATTAGTTTCATTCTTCTGTACCTTCTTCTGGAGTTTCTTCTTGTGAAACAAAGAAAGACTGTGCTAGAATTTCTTTATATGACTTCATGTTTTCTGCTGCTTTAGCATAAAGATGGTCATTAATTTTATCCATAGCGTCAATCTTATTACCATCTGCGATGGCATTGATGATATCAATAGTGTCCATATAATTTAACTGTTTAATAATTATTTATCAAGAATCACTGCTTGACGATGATGCTTTAGAAGCAGCAGGTGCAGGAGCAGGTGGCGGCATTGCAGATAATTCCAATGCTTTAGCATTCATTTTGTTAGTATGCACTGGGTCGGGTGTAATACCAGCACCAATATCATTCTTCATTTGCTTATTAATTTCTTCATACTGTATGTCTGTCTGCATAAGAATTTGTTTTCTTACATATTCAATTGAATAGTATTTGCCCACAAAAGGATCAATTTTCATTAGAATATCTAAGCGAGTATTCGTTAACTCCGCATCTCTTAACTCGGAGAAATGATTATCGAAGATGAAATCATACTGAATATTTTCTTCCATATCCTCCCAGTCTTCTGGAGTGATAATACCCTTTAAGACTAGTTGAGTCTTAAGCATGTCATGAAATACGCAAGAAAATTTCTTGCGAAGTCTTCCTACAAATTTGTTAAATTTTAATTCATCTCTTAATACTTCTGTAGTCTTACCAAGATTAAAACCTTTGTTGTCATCTGTAAGACGTGAAGGTGGAAGGTTAAGTGAATTGTAAAGTTTCTTACGGAAATACTCTACGTCCTTCAACTCACCTAGATTCTGCCCACCAGGAAGTGTGGTGATTTCTGTGCCTCTGCCGCCTTCACGACGAGGTAACCAAAAATCTTCAAGCATACTCATATGCTTTTTGTCATCACGAATTTCTCCAGTGCTTGCATCATACACAAGTTTATTGCGATAGCGATTCATCACTTCGCGGAGATACTGCTCTGCTTTTACTTTAGGAAGATTACCTACATCAATATAAAAAATTCTTCTTTCTGGTGCGCGTGATAGTCTATAGATAACAAGACTATCTTCAATCATGCGAAGTTGATTGAGTGCTTTGATAGACTTATGAAGATAACTTAAATTCATCTTCTTGTTTAAATCCATCAATCCACAAGGTGCAAATGTAATAGAATCTGCAGCAAATCTTATGCCGCCTTGCATTGGGTCTGGACCACCTGCAAATGAAATGAAACCTTTTGGATTGTAAAGGTAGTATTCTAAATACTCCCCAAAATCATAAGCATCAGCAGTAAGAGAAGATCCATCACCTTTACTCATCATCTGTTGTGATGATTTTTCTCTATCTTGTATTCTCTGCTTTACTTTTTTAATTTTGAGAGGATCGATATATCTTAACTCAGTAATTCCAGCTTTAGGATTTGCATGATCAATTACTTTATGATAGTATGTTCTGCCATCAATATACCAGTTGCGAAATATCTCGTGTGCTTTCTTATCAAAATTTAAAAGTTTTTTAATATATTCAAATTCTTTACGAATTTTATTTTTAATTCCTTCACCAACTTCTAAGTTGGATAACTCGATAGAAACTGCTGATTGATCTTCATTGCTTACGATTGCTTCATTAACAATTTCATCAACAGCACTATCGACTTCTGGATGTAGCGCCATATCACGATAGCGCCTAATGAGATCAAACTCATTACGCGCTACGCCTTCTATATCTACATAATGACCGAAGTAACCACCAGCAACGGTAGCTACTCCATCATCTTGACTAGGTGGTATAGGGGACTGTCCTTTTGGTTTAGAAACAGCCCCGTTTATTGAAAAACCAAATAGTTGACTCATGTTTAAATTATTTCACTGATACACTATTTATCACTCAATTTTACCACCCAATACACCAGCTGCAGTTCCTTTTTCTGCAGTCCAATATTGGATTTGGAATTCAACCGTAAAGTCTTCAATCTGGTCATTGCTATCATAAGCAAGATCAATTTGAGAAATGTTAGTTGGGAAACAACCTTTGAAGAAATATTTTCTTAAGTTGGATCCAGTTGGCGTTTCATCTCTTTCCAACTGAGTTACGGTTAAATCTGCCAAATATCCATTTGCGGCACCGCCAGCAACTGGTTTGTAACCAATAGCAGTATTTGCTTCATGCTTATTTATTCCTTCCATCCATTTTTCCATTCCATGACGGATTTCAAAATTTCTATCATTAATAAATGTGGCGGTCCAAGTATCGAATGTTCTATCTCCAGCAATTTTAACTGTCCTCCCTCTAAAAGGAACTTCAATAACGCCTAGATTAGAAGCAGGAAGTGCTGCTGATTTGCAGAGCATGTTAGTCACAGTATTAGTAGGAATTTCAGATCCAAGGATTGTTGGAAAGCTAAATTCTACTAAAAATAAATTATTTCTTACACCTTGTTTTACGGTGCTTAAAAATTGACTTACGCTACTGTTAATAGTCATTGTTTTTTACCTCTTTGTTAAATTTTATAAAATCAAACTTGACCAGTTACTTCAGCGAATGAAACACCCGTCTTAGTAGCAACAAAAGTGATGGTAATATAATTAATCGACCTTGATGGTTTTACATATATTTCAGCCACAAACTCATTTCTGTCAATAACATCTGGTGTGTTATTGGTTTCGTCACAAACAACTAAGAAGTCAGTAACTCCTCTCTTTGCTTTAACTTCTTCCATGTAAGCATTAACTGTAGTGAAGAAAGCGTTTCTAGTTGTTTCGTCATTCAATTCAAATAATACTGTTTTAGCAACAGATCCGACTCTTCTTTCTAGTGCAAGGAATAAACGACGGACGTTGATTCTATCGAAAGCACTTGGAGTTGATAGAGCAGTCTTATCACCAAATAATACAATTCCTTGACCAGGGAATGATGTAATAGGATTAATTCTGTTTTGATATAATTCGTCTCTGTGGGATTTAGATGGTGTATAGGCAAGTTTAATAGCGTTTCTTAAGTTACCTCTTTGTAAACCTGCTGGCGAGAACCAATCTTCTAAAGTTATCGAAGTTTGTACACAAAGACCAGCAACGTCTCCACAGCAAGGAATGTAACGATATACATCGTTATAGCGGTCGTAAATATATTTGTATCCACTATCAAAAACAGCGTATGAAGTACTCGTTAAACTACTAAAATAAGTAATAATTGCATCTTTCTGTGCAGCTGCATCGGAGAGAGCAACAAAATCTCTATATGGAGAAACAAAAGCAACACAATCTTTTCTATTTGCAGCAATAGAAATTGCTTTTAAAGCTTTAGTTTTAGTAGCATTACCAGGAGTAGCACCATAACTAACACTACCACCAGCAAGGATAAAATCAATAGTGATATTTTCAATATCATCAAATTTGCCAAGTGCTGTTTCTAATGCAGCTGTTGACGCTTGATAACCATCTGCACCGCCATCAAGTGATAAATCTACACTACCAGCAGCAACTAATTCATCTGCAAATACATATTTTGATTTTTTGTTAACAACAGTTGGGTAGAAATTTGACTCTCCTTCGCTATTAACTGATGTTGCTACTCTTGAAACAAATAAGAAAGTTTCTAGAAGTGTCCCAGGTATGCCAGTAATCGCACCAGATTCATCAATAACTGCTACGTGGCAAGTATCGGCATTTGCTGGTTTTAATGCGAGCGATGACCATTTTGCTGTGCCGTGATAAGTATCAGAGGCATAAGCAGTAGCAGTTACGCTCCCGTCTACCACCGAAACCTTCAATGAGCTACCCCAGGTACCAGGAGTACGAGCAGCAAATGCAAAAGTTGTAGTTCCTTTTTGTGCTTCAAAATCATCAACTGAAGTAATTAAAGGTGCATTGGGAGTAGTTGTATTATAGTCTGTAACAGCATTCTTGAGATTGGCGTCGGCAACTCTTACTACTTCAAGTTGCCCTCCATATGATAGGAATGTTGCAGCAACATACCAATCTTCAAAGTTGTTATTATTTGGTCTGCCGAACGTGTCAACAAGTTGTTGCTCGCTAGTAATTTTTGTAATTACTCCAACTGGTCCTTTTTCAAAGGCACCAACTATTGCAGCTGTATTTGCTTCGGTAGCTACGGCAACGGAATTGGTTAAATCACGCTCTCTTAATACAATTCCAGGTGATACTTGACCTGCCATGTTTGTCTCCTCGTAGAAGTCATTTTAATCTACAAATATTTAGGAAAATGCTTTTTTCAAACGGGGAAACAATGCATGAGCATTCTACCAATCAGGATACTCTGATAGTTGTGGGTGTTTTCTTTGTCTTCTATTAGTAATTCTTTTGATTGTGCAATCTTTACACTCGTAAGAATATGAAGACGGAAGATATTTCTTGCCCTTACGAATATTATAAAAATCTGTCAACAAATCTTTTGTCTCTCCACATACTCTACATGTTCTTTCTCGAAAAAGTAAATGCTCTAATGAAAATTGATCTTCTATATCCATTAGTATCTCAGCATATATGAAACTTCTGCTGCTACATCTCCATACTCATCAAGGTGCCAGACATCACCACTTTCATCTACAAACTTTACCTCTTCATCCTCAAACCCATCTACAATAAAACCAAACGGTGACATATCCTGTTCGATTTGATTTGCCTGCTCTTCATAGATACGCTTTCTTACATCATTATCTGTCATCTCTCTAAAGTAAGGTTGCACTGCTAACCAAGCAAATAATACAAGACACATTACTAAGTCATCATTATGTCCTTCATCTGCTTCAAAAGATTGATTCTTCTGAATGAATGTTGTAAGCTCACTAATAATTTCGTAGTCAGGAATAAGCAACTTATCATCTTCAATTAATGTTTTAAGATTAGAGCATCCAACTTTTTTAGTTACCTTAGACATCTTCAAACCTAATTGAGATTTGGTGCCAGAAAATCCTTGCCCCACAATCTGCCCAGCACGACCTCTCATCGCACACATCAGAATATTTGGATACTCTAAATCATAATGAAGAATATTTCCCACTTGCTCACCAATATCATTAATTTCAATTAAGATGTATGCCTTGTTGTAATTTTTAGCAACTTGATCTACAATACTCGGAAACAGAATAGGTTTGATTTCATTGTTGCGATACTTTGCAACTACCTTCCATGGCAGAGAAGTAATATCAAATACCACAAATGCTGAGTAATCATTGTTTGTGCCGCGAGACACATCAACAGTTATAATATAATCTCTGTCTTCCTTTACTTTCTCATAGACTTTGAGACCCTTACCATTATCTTGTATGGGGTCATCATAAACCATGGCGCGGAGTTTAGATGCTGAAATAAGAGTATCTACAGATCCCAAAAAGTTACATTCAAATTCTTGCTCAAACTGTCTTTGAGAAGTATTTGCAATTGTTTCTTCTTTCCACTTAGCATCACGACCAGGCACCTGAGACCAATGCACTTCAAGCGGCACATATCCATTCTTACCACGCTCAGCATCATGCCAAAGTTTATAAAACATATTCATACCCTGTGGGGTAGAAATGATAATGACCTTTGTTGTTTTACCAGAAGAAATAGTAGGATACACAGAGGAGAAAAACTGCTCTGAAATATGGTTTGGAATAAACGCAAATTCGTCCAGAAAGATGATGTTAAAAGAGTTTCCTCTGACAGCAGAAGATGATGTAGAAGCAGCAATAATCTTGCTACCATTCTCCAATTCCATCGACCCTTTATTCCATGCCACAATACCCATCTGCATCCACTTGGGAAGATTCTCATATGCCAACTGCAAACGAGAAAGCAATTCTCTTGATGTTTCTGCTTTGTTTGCTAGAATGGCAATCTTCACATTGTCGTTAAACAAAGCATAATGTAACAGATAAGAAATAACAGTTGTTGATTTTCCTGTTTGTCTAGGAAGTTTAGCAATATTAAATCTATGGTTGTGAAAATTATGTATTAATTGTTCTTGGAAGTCCCACATCTTAAATGGCACAAGACCTTCATCCAAAGAAACGATCTTGATATGATTCTTTGTAAAATAAACTGGGTCGTCCTTGCACTTAATAAATTCCTGAACTTGTTTCTTAGTGAAATTTATTGGTGTATTGGCTTTTTTTAAGTTAGGATTGCCAAGATATACTGCATCACTCATTTGTTTTTTCTAAATTTTTCGTAAATACTCCTAATGTATTTAACCTTTTTTTCCACCCGTCACCTTTTGTTGTTCCTTTTGCTGGGTTGATGCATCTGTCATCATTCATTCTTTCGTTATCACAAACTAAACTAGCAAGCTCTGTCTCGTTGCCTTTCTTGGTAGTGCCAGACCAAAAATGCTGACCACCAATCCAGCAAGCCCCGCATTTAGGGCAAGTTTTTGTTTGCATATTCCTTACAGTAAGATTGAAGTATTACTATATATTACAAAAAAATGTTTGTCAAGTAACAAATGTCAGCAATTCCAAGCTCTCAATGATTTGTTAATACGAGAATCTGGATCTCTTGCGGTTTTTTTTGAAGTCAATTTCTTTTTCATACCTTTCATTCTGGCACAGAATGACGCCCTACGGGGATTTCCAACCTTCTTTGAAGGTGCTTTAAGGTCGCTTCCAGGATTCTCACGCTCGTAAGATTTTCTTCCCTTCTCATTTAAACCACCTTCTGAATTCTTACCAGACTTTTTGGTCCAGGCAGCACCCTCTTCTAAAGAAGTTTCGTATGCGTTGAGATGCTCTCGTAACTCGGCAAATGTTTTCATGATTGATATGAAACTGCCACTGCTCTTATGTCATTGTTTGCAGCATAGATTTTTTGAGTAGGCAATTTTCTGATAACTAATGATTGACCAGGAGCTATACTAAAACTTGCTACTGTTGCTGGCGATGCTGCACCATCGGTAATCGTTACTAAGTGAGTTGTGTTAGCACCCTCATGCACGAGACGAACTTCTTGTGCTTCACCAACGGTAGTAGCTGTATTAGCAGTAGTAGGTAATGCTACCTCAGTGCCAAGAATTTTTAATCTCATTGTTTTTTACCATTTATTTTATATTTATTCTTCCTCTATTTTTCCACGCTTTAACATCTTCTGTAGGTCTGCAGTGCTTCCTAGGAAGATGGCGTTATTGGTAACTGAGGTTGGTCCTTTGTTAGATTCTTCTTTACCAAGATTCTTCATCTTTTGCTGTAGATCAATTAATTTATCAGTCATGTCTGAGACCTGCTTCATAGCGTTTACAGCGACTTCATATGCTCTAGGGTGACCTGACTCCTGAGCAACCTCTAGAGCGCCTTCTACCGCCTCCTGACCCTTAGATATTAGACTGTATAATTGACCTCTGGTATATTCATAATCTTTGCCTGCATCTGGATTTTTTTCCACAGCAGTAATTTCTGTATTTTGAGATACCGTATCGATATCAAAAATTTCTTCCATATTATCTTCAAACTTACTCATAGTAATGTAATTCCTTCATTAAATCCAAAGTCATCTCCAGGCATTAACAACTCATCGTCTAAGTTGTTAATAATACCATCATTATTCTGGTCTGTGAGAGCATCTGGCTCTACTGTATATCTAACTGTTCTTCTATGTTGTTTTAAATCGCCAACAGATTCAAAGACAATTGCCTTACGAATAATTTCTGCATTGGTAACAGGACCATAGAAGTATGTTTTGAGAGTGAAGTCAAGAGTATATGTAATACTCCTTCTTCTCATCATATCATCTTGATAGTCATCTTCGTATGAAATATTATTAAGAATGATGGGCAAATCTTTTTTCTCTTCCATTTCTGGAATAAGATTCACAGTTACCGTAAATGCTGGTTGAAAGTATGGTATAATTTGCTCAAGAATTTGTAGGGCATCGTCTTGAGTTTTTGATAGAATACCTAATTCAAATCCTAGATTATAAGGCACTGGCATATACTGCACCTTTGTGCTAGTGCCAGAATCTTCTTTAAGATACTTTTGAATTGGAGATGTCTTTCTTGCTGAGTCATATGTAATGTCAGTCATCTCAAACGAGAGACGTGGCATTGTGATACTGACCTTACGCTCAGTGTTAGGATCTTGGTCTAAGCGAGCAAGAAACTTACTCTTAGGACCATAGGCAAGAGGCACCTTAAAGCGTTGAATCTCTGCACCAGTATCTGGGTCTGTTTTAATAATTTCGATGTTATTAAAGATGGTGCCAAATGCCTTAACATTCTTTTTAATAATCTCGTGATAAAAATGTCTTCCTAACATTAGAATGAATCCTCCATATCTCCATATTCACCAAATGGATTTCCTTCACTAAAGTCAAGAATCGCATCGGCTTTATCTTCATACCATTTGTTTTCCGCATTATCATAATTATCAATTTCAAAATCAATAGTGGAGAAATTATCCACTATCCATGACGCACCACTATCTTCACCAACTAAAGGTAAGTTTTTCTTTAATACTCCTTTTATATATGTGAGACGTAATTTTCTATTTGCTTGGTCCCAACTAGCAACTGTTGCTCTTGCTACAACTGGAGCACCACCTACAGGAGTAAATGTTTGTGTAACTTCTTCTCCTT